CAGTAGCCGCTGTAGGACACCAGTCATCACATGCTTCAATCTTAAGCCTTGTAGCCATATTACCGAAGAAAGGATGTCGTAGTAAAAGACCTACACGAGCTACAATAACATTGTCTAAAACTTTTTTACGCATTTCTACAAGTTCTTGCGATGTAATATCTGGATTAGGTTGGAAACCTTTAGTATCAATTGTCATGCCATCTCTCCTTAATTTTACTTATTATAACGTAGTTGTTAATCAAAGTCAAGTGAATTGGACGTTTTGTTTAGGAGAACGTCCAAACTCCTTATATTATGCCTCTTGTGCTTTGGTAATATACTTGCCAAAACGTTCATGAAACTCGTCAAAGCATTCAACTTCGTCTGGGTCAATTGGTAGAGCATACTGAGTGAGGGCTAACTTGATACCCATAACAACCAATTCAGTTTCAAAGTTGTCCATCATAAAACGTAAGAAAGAATTAACTTTAGAGTCAAATTTCTTATCGCCTTTATCGGATGCTTCTTTTAGTTCATAACAGAGCGAGACCGTTAAGGAATACATGGCACTGATTTCTTTGGTCTTAAGCTCTTTAACCTTGCCTGATAAAATATCAGTTGGGTTAGGCATTGATGATGCTACCTTACGGTGAGCAACAAACTTGATGCCTAGGCCTTCGCCTACTGCACCTGATACAAGATCAGTTGTAGTTTCTTCATCAAGCTCATCTTCTAACAATTCACTTACAAAGGACCAACTACGTGGTGTTGCAAATGAACGGCTTGGAGATTTAGGATCAAAATCGTAAAGGTCTTTTTTGCTAAATGTCAAATAACCTACAACGTCATTGTGTATGTCATTATTGACTGCCCATGTAAACCAGTCGTCAAAGTCGACAGCAAGTTCTATATGAACAAATCTATTAGCAAGCGGAGCAGGCATTCTATAAGTAACACCTTTATCTGCTTCACGGTTACCTGCAGCAACAATAAGAACATTGTCTGGTAACTCGTATTGTCCAACCTTACGATTTAGAATAAGTTGGTAAGCGGCCGCTTGTACTGCTGGCGCCGCTGAATTCATTTCGTCTAAGAATAGTACAATCCATTTATACTTCTTAGCCATTTCTTTTGTTGGCAATTCTTGTGGTGGTGCCCAAGCCATTACATTATCATTTGCAGCATAATATGGAATGCCTTTGATATCTGTTGGTTCCCAAAGCGAGAGTCTAATATCAATTAGTTTTGAATTTTCAAGCTCGTTAGTAACCTGTCCAACAATATCAGACTTACCAATGCCTGGAGGTCCCCACATAAAGATAGGACGTTGTTTCTTAAATGCATGCCTAATACTCTTTTTTGCTCTATTAGGACTTACAGTGCGTACTGCTACATTTTCCATTTTGTATTCCTCTATATTTGTTTTCAGTGCCATACTTTATTTCTAAGTATGTATATATAATACTATCAATAGGGGAAGAAGTCAACCAGTTTTTTACCAAAAACTAATCTTTTTGTCTGTTCATAGCTTTTATTAAGCCGTATTTTCTTACATCGCCGCTAAAAAGATGCAGTTCCATTGCCTTTTTTTCGTTTGTTACAACTATGCCTTGTCTATCTAAATAGTAAGGACAATCGATAAACTGATCCATCCATATTATTACATTTGTTGTAAAGTCAAAGTCCTTAGGGTAAGGTACTTGATATGTTTGTAATTCTAATTCTTCAGTAATAAATTTATAACCAGATTCAGTAAGGCGCAGTCCACCTATATCTTTTGAGCGTGTGTTTTGCCACCATATAGTTATATGTTGTTTTACAGTTGCTTCATCGATGCTTTTATTTGCAGTCTTAAGAAATATTTTTGTGTAGTTTTCTTTCCAGTTCATTAGTTTTCCAATGGAACTGATTCTCCTGCAGTCAGCTTTACTACCGAAAACTCTTTACAACTAAACAATTCATTAAGTTTTTTTGCTAGATTTATTGCATGACCTGGATTAGAAAAAGAAACTTTCTTATATTTAGGCCCTGGGTAGTTTGTTAGACTATGCGAAGATTTCAAATTAAATGGTTTATTTTTAAAAAATACTGCCCATATANNNNAGCATCAGCGTCTAATATTTGTTCGCTTTTATATGTTTTTTTATCTATAAACTCTAATAAAACTGTTGGTTTAGGTCTACTCATATACGTTGTCCTTTAATTAACTACGTATATATTTATCTATTTTTACCAACTATTCCCGCCGTCTAGCCTTACTTCTATGGTTTCGTCTTCTTTATTATTCTTTTTAATTAATAATGATTCTAAGTCACCGTTAAGCCTAGTCATAACTTCGCCTAATGTAAAGGCTAATCTTTTAGCTTGTTGTATATCAAGTGTTACATCACGAGATCTACTTGCATCTGCACTTTTAACTTGAGAAATAAACTGTTGTATTGCTACTGTGTTTAGTGGCTCACTTTGCATTTGCTTTACTCAATTCGGTTCGCATTTCTAAAGCAGTTTTAAAAGGTCCTTTGTAAGGATAACGTTCAACTGTAATAGCTTTAGGACAAAAACTTTTAACCCAACCTTTATCAAATCTAATAATATAAAAACCTGCACAGTACAAACTTTTTGATTTTGTACTTTTAGTAAACAACGGTAGTTTTTGTTTAACATCATATAAAGGATTGTGAGGTGTACAGCTAGTTGGAAAGCCATGTACATCGTCTAAAGTAACTTCAGTAATTTCTAAAGAACTCCAACTTAGTTTTCCTAGGTCTTTTTCAAGCTCTACTTTATTGTTTACAAATCTAGATCCATTTATATCAGTAACCATATACTTTTCATCTGAATATGCTAGTGTGGCAACTTTATTGCCTTCATTTTCGATAATCCAAAACTTACCGTCAATTATTTCTTTTGCATTTATTGTCATGCTGTATACCTCGCTTGTAATGGCTCAGCATAGCTTTGAGCCTGTTCGCTTACCCGTTGAAGATCCCATAAGGCACAAAACTTCATTAGTCGTAAACCAACTTGTGTTATTTGTTTAGGTTGTTCTATTGCACTGTCAATCGTACTATTAATTATCTCTCTAATATCTGTAGGTTGTGCAGTCAAGTCGCATAGTACAACGTTTCTATTATAATCGTCTAATACACGATGCTCTATACCATTATGGTCTACCCAACGCTGTAGCATCATGTTATTCCAGTTGAAGCCTTTGTTATCTTTGTCTGCAAAAGCTTCTGTTAAGCCTACCTTATTCTTAGTGCCTTTTACTCTAACACCTGGAAACGCACTAAACACATTGTCACTTTTGTCACCACGCATACACTTCTCAAACAACATAAATGCAGGATTAGGTGCAGGCTTTTCTAGTTTAGTTTTCTTATCAATTACACGTAGGCCTTTCTTATCAAAGTAGCCTTCGTGTGTGATAGTAGTTTCTGTAACACCATTGTATTGTTTTACATTAGGTGCAATAAGTTGTGCAAAGTCGCCATCAGTACTAATGATAACATGATTGTCATTAGGGTGCGATTGTACCCAACCAGCAATAAGATCATCTGCTTCTAGTTGCTTATTCTGTAGTACCGAACAGTTAGTTTTAGTACCTACAAAGTCTTTGAATGTGTCAAAGGCTTCCCAAAACAATTTATCTTCTTGTTCTTCTTTCTCAGTAAGTGCAGCTCTAGCATCACTTCGGTTACGCTTGTATGGCTCATAATAATCCTTACGCCATGAACGGCCTTCTAAACAGAACACAACATGATCTGCATCGAAGTCTTGCCATGCTTTTCTAACACCTGCTAGTGTAATATGAAAAGCCATACCGACTTTTGTGTCTAAGTCGCCTCTAATAACGTGTCTTGCACGAAAAAATGTATTTGCTGTGTCTACTAGTACGTAAGTTGCCATAAGTTTGCCTTTGTATAAAATATAATACTATTATAACACCAGATCTGGCTTGTGTCAACCATTAAGATACTTCGCTCTTATCATCACTTAATGGTTTAACATTTATGTATCCAGCACCTCTATCTGTATCTAAACCTTCGTCTGATAACATATTATACACAATATCTTTAAACCAACGATCTACAATTTCTTCTTCCGGATCTGATTCTGTCCCGTACCCGTTTTGAATTAATTCTTGGATGAAATACTTATTCCAATCAAGTTCAAAGAAGCCGTTTCGAATATTATCTTCGTTTACCTTCATATCAAGCACGTTTACCCAAGACTGTTTCTTGCGTGTATGATATTCTTTAGGATTCTTTTTTCTTAAAAGTTCAAGTTTTTCTTCTTCAACTTTTACCTTTTCTGCTTCTATTTTATCTAACCCTGTTAGTTTCTTTAACCATCTTTTCATTTTGTCTCCTTAAAATATTCGACGCTTTGTGTCATTCGACTAATTGTAAAAAATTTAGGATCAGTATATGTATGAGTACCTTCTGCTCTGATGTCAATATACATACCTTCTGCCTGCAATTCAGCCCATGTTTTATTAATTTGGTCTACTTCACTTTTGAACTTAGATACAAGTTTAGTTATTTTTGGGTCTTTCATATTACCAGCCAGCCTTTCTAATCCTATCTTGATCGATAGGAGCCTTCATTGCTTTATCTAACTGTTCGTTAGTTTCTTTTTTAATTTTGTATAATGCATCCATATCTCTATTATGTTCCCCAGGCATTTCCGAATAAGCTGATATGGAGTCTAGGGGTAAATCGCCATCCTTCTGCCATACACGCTTCGGCAACGTCTTTAACGTTGAGAACATATTCTTCACTGCGTCCGCCCAACGGCATAAGATATACCGGACATTCCACCCCGGCACTTCTGTAAGCGTCCACAGCCTTTTTAACTTCATCAAAGTCACTTTGAGTAGCGACAACAAACTTAAAATACATGTCACTGCCGTCAACAAGGCTATACTCATGAGCCACGTCAGGCTTAATAGCAGTATCCCAAGGTTCTCCGCTAACGCTAAGTTTCGGGGAACAAGACCAAGTGACTTGGATTCTGTCCTGATCGTTGAGATAGTTAAAGAGATCTTCGTGTAAATGTTGTGTAGTATTTGTTTCAAAAGTAATATTCCTCAAGTCTTTCATACGTGGATGTTCAAATAACTCTACATACAGTCGTTGCCACGCCAACAACGGTTCGCCACCTGTCATGATCAAATGTACATCTTGACCATTATCCTGTACCCATTTACCATTAGGTGTAAGAGATAGTAAATGTTCAACTACTTCGTCAACGGTTGCTTGTCTATTAAACTTTTTAAACTCAGGATAGATACTTGCATATGTATCACAACCTGTATGTATAATAGGTAAGTCGTTAAACTCTTTTGTAGTTTCGTGTACTCCTGCATCAAGTAACCCTTGTACTTCTGCATTATGAATAATACCTTGTTTTTGTTTTTCAGCACGATCTGGTTCGCCTGTTAATCCAAAGTTCATGCAACGAAAGTTACAACCGAATGTACGCAGGAACACACTAGGTACTCCTACAAACTTGCCTTCGCCTTGTACGCTGTAAAACGCTTCTGAATATCTTAGTTTCATATTAGGCTCCACATGCAAACTGTTGTTGCAATTTAATATTGTCCATAAACTCTTTCTTAGTACCTGGGTCTTCATTAAATGCACCACGTAGCACAGTTGTCTGTGTTAAACTACTATGTGCTTTAATACCTCTATTCTCACAACAACCATGTGTTGCTTGAATGTAAACACCAACATTTTTAGTACCTGTTGCTTTTTGAATCTCGTCAGCAATAACATTATTAAGTTCTTCTTGTAGTGTACCTCGTCTAGCACACCATTGTGCAATACGTGTATACTTGCTAAGACCAATAAGTTTATCTGCGGCAATAATACCAATGTATGCTACACCAACAACTGGTTGATGATGATGTGAACAAACACTTCTTAGTTCACTACGTACAACTAACATACCTTCATAACCATTTTCAATATGGTTAGGAAATGCTGTTGCGTTAGGCATAGGATCATAACGTCCTTGCATTAATTCATTAATATACATTTTAGCAAGACGTCTACCAGTGTCCATACTGTTAGGATCATTTGCTCTGTCAATAATTAAACTGTCTAGTACTGCTTCGAACTTAGGTGTAAGCTCGTCAATCAGTTCTTGCTTGTCGCCTTCTTGTAACACATGACTAATATTGTCACCTGCCCAATATCTAATACCTGCGTCTTCTAAGCGGGCTTTTATTTGTTCACTTTTACTCATTTACTTCTCCGATGTTTAGGCAGTGGATTGCCGTTATTAATAATACAATGCACAATATATGTTATATTATACATTGTATTTAGGTTCTTGTCAAGCACTAAAATATTTATTAAGCATTTCTAGTCTATCGTCAGCCGCAGCCATTGCATCCAGTTCTTTTTGAATTGTTTCAATAATATCTGAATGTTCACCGATACCTACAACTTTTTGCATGTATACTTCGATATTCACTTTATGTAGCTCAATTTCTGCTTCTGCATGCATACGAGCTGCTTTTAACATTTGTTCTTTCAACATAAGTCTCCTTTTTAGTTGTTTGTTAAGTCTACCATTCCTGTTGGTACACCATATTTAGTTGGCCATGTATTAAATGCAATACTATAGCGAGTAATGCTATCATCGTGAGATAATACGCTATGTATTAATTTGCTAGGAAACAAAACTAGTTGTCCTGCAATAGCTGGCACTCTGAAAAACATATCTTCTTGTTTTTCGTAGTCTGACACTAATGTAAACATATCAGCAATGTCTGGACGTCTAAGCATAAGATCGCCGCCATTACTTAAATGTATTACCCCGCAAATATAACTATTGCTATGTGAGTGAGGTTGGATATGTTCTTTCTTGTCTAACTTGTTAGCCCAAGAAGAAACAATTTTTATTCCTTTAACATTGTGCTTTAGCAAACTTATATAATCATTTACACAAGTTGCAATTTCTTTTTTAACTTCTGAATAAAGTTTATGTTCTAGTAAATTTTGATCTAATGTAAAACTACCATATTCGCCTGCATGATGACTTTCAACACTGTTAATGTTTCCAATAATAGAGTCTAAGTTATCTTTAACACTTTGTAAAGTATATCCATTAACTAGTGTAGGAAATATTTTTGCAGTTTGTTTGTCCATTAATATTCACCTACGTTTTCCCAAGGATAAACTAACCAAACATCTTCTTCTGCTTTGTTTACTTCATGACATGTATAACTTACTAGGCTAAAGTCACTTGCTAGGTTTTCTGTTAGTGTAGCGAAGCGAACATTGTTACCCCAAACATTATTCCATGCTTCATCTCCAGGTAAGCAACCTGCAGGCCAATCTTGTTTAATCCAATTAAATGTAGCACCAGTGTCGTTAATGTCATCTACAATAAGAATCTTTTTGCCTTGTCCGCCACTGTCTTGGTGAGGATATCCAAAAGCATCTTCGGCCATCCAACAGTTGCTTTCACTTTCACTAGTATCATCACGCAGGCTTACTTTAATTGCTTCGCAACGTATGCCAGTCATATTACTGATAATAGTAGCAGGTACATTACCACCACGAGTAATACCTACAATGTAATCAGGACGCCAATCGTCCTTATACATTTGATTTACAATACTAACGCACATTTTTTCTACGTCAGCCCAACTATAATAATGTTTCTTAATCATTTTTATATTCCATATCTGTTAAAATTTCAGAACCTTCTCGGTCTTCAGCAATAAGTTTAGCCATTGTTTGAATATCATCTAATATTGCTTGGCATTGTTGTTTATCATAAGATGTGTCTGCTAAATTAGAGTATTGATTACGCAATCTATGTAGTTCGACTGCTTTGTCTTTCATTACATTAAGTCGGGCAATAAGTTCTTCAATTGTATGTAGCATTAAAGTGGCACCTCATCATCATATTCGTAATTTCCTTTATAATCTTGATCAACCATTTTATAGATTGAATAAAAATTATTCCATGCTTTGCGTAATCCTGGATAGTGATCACACATAGTTTCTACTCTAGAAGGGTCAATTAATGACGATATAACATCATTAAAATTAGGATATTCAATTTCTTGACCCAAGTCCTCTTCGACATTAAAAGTATATTCACTACCAGTATCTATAGTATAATTTGTAATAGTAATAGTATCATTCGCTTTTGATTGCGTCATATAATGCTGCTCCGCTAAAAAATTCCTTGTTTAATTTAGTACGTTGCTTATCTAAACTAACAAGTAAGTCTTCGTAGTTTTCCATATAGTTTACAATTTGTGCAATAACTTTGTCTCTATTATGTAAGTAGGCATCATAGTCTTCAGTCCATGCACTTGGATATTTAAACTCCGGTAGTGCCATTTCACTGTAACTAAGTCTATCTGGCACCATAGGAATAGCATCAACTAATGCTCCTTCGTACCAACTAATACCAAGTGTTTCTTGTAAGTTAGCACTAAACACTAGTTTAGCTTCTCCTAGTAAGTTATGATATTCATTCTTCGTTAATTCTTGTTCTTGACACACAACAAATTCATATTGTGGTAACCGTTGAGCAAGATCCCTAAAAATGTCAACTTGTTTTTCAGGAGCAATACGATGCGGAAAGAGAATAAGATCTCGCTTTTCCATACCTTTATAACTATCCAAACTGTTCTTTAGATACTCCATAGGCCAGCCAACACGTTTCATTTTGTTTTGATCAACTACACCCATATCAAGTGCAAACGTTTCTGCAAATAAATCCCAATGGAACTCACTTGCAAAGAAATTATCGTCATAACATTCAAACATTGAATATTCTGCATGTCTAACCCAAGGTTTGTCACCTATAAGTCTACCCAAGAAGTCATGTGGGTCATAGCTACCAGCATGCCAGAGGCCACCAATGCCAATGTCAACACCCAATAACTCTGCCATGTAACGTAGTTGTATAACTGTAGGGTTCCAGGCATCAGTATATAAAAAATAATCGCCATTTTTGACTTTACCATTGCAGAACATTTCTCCAATAGTTTCAAGTTGCTTTGATTTGTATACATTAGTACCTCCAAAGTTAAGAAAAGCCCCAGGCGTAGTAGCCTGAGGCGTTTCTCCTCCACTAATAACATTAACATCTTCATTTGTAGCTCGCTGAAGTTGCTTTGGAAGATACTCTTTCCATTGCTTAGTATAACGTGTGTCTACTGCTTCAATATCTACAATATGAATAGTCATTAGTTTCTCCGTTGATTCGCATTTCGACTAGCATTACGTGCTTTTGCACGAAGCCACCCTTGATATTTTTGATAGGCCTGCCAAACAGGGGCTTCTGATTTATAAAGATCTTTCTCATTAAAGACCTTACCTTCAAAGCGACAGTAGTCGCGAAACTTGTCTAAATCGTTAAACACTTTAGTATATGCTTCACGGTTAAATTCGATTGCCATTTTAAGTTTCTCTCTTTTATCAATGGTTTGGATAATAAATTGAACAGCCATTTTCGTTGTCTTCTGCAACACTAATCTCTACAAAGCGGCCTGGGTATTTTGTAGAAATTTCTTTATACAAGTCGTCTGCGATCATTTCACAGCTCTTGTGGTTTAACTCTAGTACGCCTTCGACATCATAGAGTCTTTGCATCCAGCGTTTAAACTGAATGAATTCAATATCGCGATCGTTATGAAATACTTCAATTCGAACACGAAAGTGAAAAATATGACGATGTGGA